TTAAAAATGGTTCAGGTAGTGCTTCAGCAGGTATTCCATCTGTTTCAACATCTGCACCAATGACACCACAATTACCAATGGCACAAACAACTAATTTAAGTCAACAGACAATTAATGATATTGGCAATCAAGCAGTTAGAGCATACGTTATTGAAAGTGATGTAACTAGCAATCAACAAAGAATGGCTGCAATAAGACAAAGAGCAAGATTTAGTTAATATTTAATAAAACACTATTTATGAGTATGGAATTACCTTTATATATGTTGGAAATATCGGATGACTTAAACGATGATGCAGAGGTGCAATTCGTTTCCTTAGTCGATAGACCTGCTATTCAAAAGAATTGGAATGCGTTTAAGAATGAACAAAAGTTTCAGATTGTTAGCGAAGACAAGCGCATTATTAGCGGATGCGCTATGTTGGCTGACACACCTATTTTTAGGAGTGATGCTAGTTTTGGGGACTATTACGTGGCTTTCTCTAAAGATACTATTACAAAGATTGTACAGAAATATTTTAAGAAAGGTTATCAAAATAATGTCAACCTTATGCACGACCCTAATCAAATAGAGACAGGGGTAACTATGTTTGAAAGTTTTATTAGCGACAAAGCAAGAGGCATTATGCCAATGAAAGGTTTTGAGGATGCTCCAAACGGAAGTTGGTTTGTATCTATGCTAGTAGAAAATGACGAAGTATGGAATAAAGTTAAGGAAGGGTTAATTAATGGCTTTTCTATTGAGGGCATATTTAATTACACTCCTAAATTAACTAATGAGGAAATTAAGATGCAAAAGATAATTAACATATTAGAGCAAATTTAGTTCTAAGTGATAAACAATAATATTTATTAACATTTAAATAAAAAGAAAAATGAATCCAAAAGAAGCATTAAATCAAATAAGAGCATTATTTGAAGATATGCCACAAGTCGTTGAGCCTATGGTACCTGTCGCACCTGTTGCGCCTGAAGTAACAAAGGTAGAAATGGCTGAATATTCTTTAGTAGACGGAACTAAGGTTATGATATCTGCTTTAGAAATAGGTGGTATGGTAGAAATGGCTGACGGCACTCCTGCTCCTATGGGAGAGCATCAATTAATGGATGGTACATCTATCCAAGTTGATGAATTAGGTGCTATCGTAGAAATCTCTTCTCCAAAAGAAGACGTAATTGAAGAAGAACCTGTTGCTCCTGCTGCTCCTGTGCCACCCGCACAAGACACAACTGCAATGATTCAAGAGTTAAAAGAAGATTACGAGAAGAAAAAAATGGAATTAGAAGCAAAAATTGCTGAATTAGAGAACAAGGTAAAGAATGGTTTTGCACAAGTAGCTGAATTAGTAGAAGCACTTTCAAACACTCCAACTGCCGAGCCAACTCAAAAAGCAGCAAACGCATTTCAATCTTATGTAACTACTAATGATAGCAAGTACGAAAGATTAGAGAAATATAGAAACGCAATTTTAAACAAATAAATTAATAAACAATGGCATTTTCAGTAAGCACATTAGCGAACTATACTAAAGAGAACGAAGCATTATTGGTAACGGCTTCAGTATTAGGCGCAAAAACTGCATCTTTAATCAAGAGCGCAGGTAACGTAATGGTTGGTGTAAAGTCTGCAGAGACTATCAACATTATGGACACAGACGCATTCTTTCAAGCAGGTGGTACTTGCGGTTGGAACGCATCAGGTACAACTTCTTTCACACAAAGAACAGTAACAGTAGGTAAAGTTAAAGTACAAGAGGCTTTATGTCCTAAGACATTAGAAGCTAAGTATTTACAAAAGGCTTTACCAACAGGTTCTATGTACGATTCTATTCCTTTCGAGCAAGAGTACACAGACAAAAAGGCTTTAACTATTGCTTCTCAATTAGAGACTGCAATTTGGCAAGGCGATACTGCTTCTGCAAATGGTAACTTAAACAAGTTTGATGGTTTAATCAAATTGATTGGTGCTGCTTCAGGAGTTGTTGATGCTAACGTATCAGGATTTGTATCAGGTGCACCTATTACTTCTATTACTGCATCTAACGTGATTGCTTTATTAGATGGTGTTTACAAAGCTATCCCTGCTAAAGTAGTAGCTGCAGACGATATGACTATCTTTGTAGGTCAAGATACTTTTAGAACTTACACTATTGCATTGAAGAATGCTAATATGTTTAACTACGCATTTGATGGTAAGGCTGATAGCGAGTTCGTATTGCCAGGTACTTCAATCAAAGTTGTAGCAGTTCAAGGTTTAAACGGAACAGGCGATATCTTTGCTTTAAGATTAAGCAACTTGTTCTTAGGAACTGACTTGTTAAACGAAGAAGAAAAGTTTGAAATCTTCTTTGCTAAAGAAGCTGACGAAGTAAGATTTGCTTGTGAATTCAAAATGGGTGTAAATATTGCATTCCCTGATGAAATCGTAAAAGTAATTTTGTAATTATTAGGGGAGTTGAAATATACTCCCCATTTTTTAAAACAATAAAATAAGAAAATATGCCGTGCGCATTAACACAAGGATATACCTTAGATTGCCGTGATTCACTAGGTGGTATTACGGAAGTTTATTTTATTGCAAGTTCAGATGTAACTTCTACTACCGAAGCTAGTGGTGTAATTACTGCATTAGTAAAAGCAACAGGTAAAAGATTCTATAAATACGAATTAACAAAAGGGACATCTATGTTCACAGAGAATGTGGCATCTAATGTTCAAAATGGTACTTTGTTTTTTACTCCTGAATTAACAATAATTTTAAATAAGCTACAAGCTAATACAAGAAACGAAATCTTGTTATTGGCTCAAAATAGTCTTGTAGCAGTTGCTAAAGACAACAATGGCAAGTTTTGGTATCTAGGTAAAACTAGAGCCTTAGATTTGACTGCAGGTAGTGCTACATCAGGTACTGCTGAAGGCGACAGAAGTGGTTACACTTTAACATTTACAGGTGCTGAACCTAGTTTATGCCCTGAAGTAAATAGTACAGTTGCTTCTGCACTTACAACTGCAGGATAAAGTTTGTAGTTTTTCATAGTTTAGTTCCCCTGCCTAGTTTTCTAGGTGGGGGTTTTTTATGCGCATATATTTGTAAATATGCGTATACATATCCGATATAAGTCAAAAAGTAAAGTTATTGGCTTACTTTATTACAATATAAGTCAAGTTTTACCTTTACTGATTCATTTTGTAAATATTTATATAAATGCTATTTATAATTGATGATACACTTAACAAAAGGCGAAACGAATACGATTGTTATGACATTAACTGAAAAGCAGTTACTGACTAACCCTAACTACCTTTTTGTGTTTACAAACAGAAGTAGTAATAATGTAATTAAATTTGTAGTTTTAAACGCATCTGACGTAAGTTTGTATAAAGATAGGTACAATGAATTTAACATAACTACAAACACTAACTTTGCTAGTGCATTAGAGGGTCAATATACCTACGAGGTTTACGAGCAGACTAGCACTACAAATACAAATATAACAGGCTTAAACAAGCTAGAAACAGGGATTATGTGGTTATCAGGTTCTACCTTGTCATATAATCAATTTACAACAACAGACACTTATACAATTAGACAATGATAGATTTAAGAGTATTAACATTCGCAGAAGCTAGACAACCTGAATTCAAAGAAAAGAAAGGGGTCGATGGCGGGTACATTAAATATGGCGAAAATAACGATTACCCTGATTACATAGTGGACTTATACAATAAGTCTTCTAAGCATAGCGCAATTATTAAAAGTAAGGTACATTACATTACAGGTAATGGTTGGGCGGGTGAACCTGATGCGCAAGGCTTTATTGATAAAGTTAATAGAATTGAATCGTTAAATGATTTAACTAGAAAGGTATCATTAGATATTGAAATCTTTGGTGGTGCATTTTTAGAAATTATTTGGGATTTGTCGGGTAACCTAGCAGAGATTTGGCATTGTGATTACACTAAGATGCGCACAAATAAAGATAATACGCAGTATTGGTATAAAGAGGATTGGAAAGATAACAAGGTTAAACCCGAAGTTGTTGCTGCATTTAACCCTAAGCAACCAATAGGCAAGCAAATTCTGTACGTAAAAGAGTACAGACCTAATATTGGTATCTATGGATTGCCTAGTTATTTTGCTGCATTAAACTATATTGAATCGGATATTGAGGTATCTAAGCATATCTTAGGTAATGCACAAACAGGGTTTTCGGCTAGTAAACTTATTACTTTACCGAATGGCGAACCGAATGACGAAGAGAAGCGTAATGTAGACAATAGAATTAGAAAGACATATAGCGGAGCAGACGGCAAAAAGTATATGATTGCGTTTGTTAATGACATATCTAGAAAGCCTGTAATTGATGATTTAGGCACTAGCGATTTAACAAAAGAGGACTTTGGTAAGATAGACGAATTAATACAGACTAACATTTTTAGTGGGCATCAAGTAACTACTCCTTCTATTATGGGTATTGCGGAGGCAGGTAAGTTAGGCACTAGAACTGAAATGCGTGATGGTTACGAAATATTTAAGAATACTTACGTAAATGCAAAACAAATGCATTTAGAAAGCATATTTAATATGTTAGCTAAGTTTAAAAATGTTGTAACCGAAATAAAGATTATACCAACAGAGCCAATAGGTATTGAATTTAGCGAAGCTACAATCGTATCTATGGCACCAAAAGAGTGGATTTTAGAGAAGATTGGTATCGATACAACTAAATACTTGCCAACAGGAACAGAAGCGCCTGCTGAAAGTTTATCTGTTAATGAGCATATTAAAGGCTTAAAAGGTCGTGAGTGGCAGAATATGCAGCGTATTATTCGTGAATTTAACAAAGGTAAAATTAACAGAGAACAAGCTAGTGCGATGCTTAAAACAGGATACGCATTAAGC